AGGCAGTAGCGAGAAGCGACATTGAACAGTTTGAACTTGAAAAAGCCGTGGTGCCATCAGTATTAACGATGAATACATAATTCGAATCATCTGCAGCCCGGCCCTTGAGCGCAGTCATGTCCACTGGCGTATTAATCAGACTCTGACTCAAAAAGCTGAGTGAAGCACCTAAAAAGCCCTGTTCATCAAAGGAAAACAGGAATTCTCGCAAAGTTCTGCCCTTTCTCTCGATAAAAAGTGTGGATCCATCGATTTCTACCGGATCAACATTGCTCGACCCATGGTCAGTTTGCGGGTCCACCGTGATATTTGTCGGCGTGATCGGCTTTTGTGGTATGGAAAACTCACCACCAGATGTAAATAATTGCAGTACCCGGGCAGAAATAATACCCTCTAAGCTATTCCTGGTCCTGGTATTGATGGTGACGAAAATAGCGTCATCGTCAAAACCTTCACCGGTATCAAAATCAAAGAACCGCCCTACTCTGGATCCGAATAAAGATTGTAATTTCGCTTTTGTACCGGCAAACCACATCCGAGACTGAGCAAAGGCCACATTCTTGGCAAATCCCCTGGTGGCACTCCATACATCTTCTTTCCGAGAAGTCCCGGCAGCTGTTCGATTCGCTGCAATTAAAGCGGTCGATTTCTGCGCAGAAGTCGGAAAGGCAACCATCTGTTCAAAAGCACCGGCTGAGGCCCCGGATAAGGTCACAGTCAAAACCGCCGATGTCCCGGTCACTGTCGCCCCGGTATCCCCCAACAAAAACAAGTCCTGGATAAACTTCTGGGTATTGTTGATCAATGTCGCGGCATTCGTCGTGAAAGTAATGACCTCGGTAATTGCAGTATCAAGTTCTACCTGGAAGCGATCACCTTCCACAAAATCAGTGAAAGTCAGTGTACAGACATAATCGACCGGAGTCGGGCTCGATCCATCATTGAAATCAAACTGCGGGACGTTGGTAAATGGAATATTCGTCAGTGACCAGTCAGCATCAGTCGCACCGCGAATTAACCTGGTCTGCGGGTGATCTTCATGCAGGATGATTAATGCCAGGTCTTGTTGAGCGAGCCCGATCGCCTTGACCTCAGCACTCAAAAAGCTGGTAGCAAGATCAATGATCCGCGCCTTATTTTTGTAAATCCGGATATTTTTGTCAGTGAAAGACACTAAATATTGATCTATGTCACTTAATTCGAAATCACCTTCCCGGGCCTCAGAGAATACTGTCGTTTCTTCCCAGATTAGAAAGTCAGCCAGCGTGATCTTCAAGGTCATTAAATCCGTGGCACCAATCCGGGCGATTCTCCAATGGCGAGCAGTAACACCGACCTGCCTGGTATCCTGGGCGACTGCCGTGATCGAGAGGAAAGTAAATAGATCAGTCCACACCGCAGCATCGGGAGAATGTTGGATCTTGAATTCTGAACTGGTTCCGGCTGCATCAAATCGAATACTCGTCACATCCACGAACTTAACAGCAATCGCAGAACCTAAATCATACTGAGCCACTACATAAGGATTCAGAACCCCAATATTCGTGGTCGTGCTTGTTTCTGTAGAAGAATCATTGTCGTGGATATTGGCAACAGTGCCACCGTTAATCATTGTCGGAACAGTGGCATTCTGGGTAAGGATCCCCGGCATCTGTTCGATGAACTCATTGCCTGGTCGGCGCCGGGCCGGTCCCTGGGGAAGTGTGAGAATATTTGTGGCTTGCCGACAACCAGAACGATATTGTTCTATGTCAATCCGGCCTAATAACTGTTCATCCAATACACCGGAATTGAAAGTCTGCTGGATGGATCTTGTTCTAACGTCAGGCACATTTAAAACCCTGCTGGATGATCATTCCCTAGTCTAGCAGCAACAAAGGGATTTGACCTTATTCGGTCCTGGGGATTCTGACTTGAATCATCAGCCCGCGCAGCTCTTGCCAAATCAGTATATTCAGCCCGCAATATTTCCCTGGTAGTTACACCGTCACGAATCGGAATCCCCCAATTAGCAGCAAGCGCATAAACGATCATCTGCGTGAAAGGTGGAGGCCATTCGTCTTCACCGACATTGGCAATATAATCGAGAAACAGAGGCCCGCTCGAATTGGTGAATAACTGATCTCGATAAATCTTATAACGAGACATCGGACGGATAAATAATACCCGCAGTCGATCGGAAGGGAGTTGAAACGCATTACTGAATTCATCTACCGGATCAGTAGTAATTTGTGCAAGCTGAACTTTGATCCTGGCAAAGGTCCAATTGGATTTTGATATTTCAGTTTGAACGATATTATCGTAGGTGTTCAATGCGACCCGGTTCGGATATCCCGGGTCATCCAGTGAATTGAGCGTATCGTGCCCGATGAGCAGCAAAGCGCTCGATATATTATCGATCTTGCTCATTTAAGGGACCGATGGTTGAAGCGCTGAGAAAGTCTCCCTCGAAATCCTGTCGTGAACAATACCAGAGTCATTCACTGATCCACGATTGGCCGCAACAATAACTGAATCATCCCAATCATCAGTGGCAGCCGTCCATGTAGCGGGGACAGATCCGTCATTGGTGTTATTGAAATAGATTCTTGACAATACCGACATGGTAAGCGGCAACAAATCCTGAATCGAATCAAGCTGAGTATCTGTTAGCGCCTTGGTAGTGAAGGTCATCGCACTGACTGAGCCTGCAATACCATCAGCAGCAAGCAGATAAGTGCCTGTTCCAGCGTGATCAGATATCAAGAGCCAGCCGCCCCAATCATTGACAGTCACCGTATCAGCATCATCAAACGCCGCGGTAGCCTGGGCTGCAATTTGAGTTAGTGAATCGCCGTTGATATTGACGTCAACTGTACCAATCCCGATAGTCGTTACACCATCCGGGGTTGTGGTCACAGCACTAAGAGCCGCATTCAAACCACTGCCATATTGTTTCACAGCCACGTTGGTATATGTTGCCGCGGTTACCGCAGCATCAGCAGTCTTGGGATCATCGGTGCCGATAGTAAAGCCACCAGCAGCCGCTTCGATGACCAGGTAACCAACGTCGATGGTATTGGCCGTCCTTGCCTGGGATGACAGATTCATTACTGCATCCTCAGCAGTATCAAACGCCATATCACCGGAAGCAACCGCGCTGGTGGTCGTTAAAACACCAGCCGCGGATAGTTCAATGCGCCAGGCGCCGAACTTGGTAGCCGTGATATCATCAGTCGCACCATCCAAAGCACCTTCAATAGCACCCGGTGAATGAAAGGGATTACCGTCAATCTGGTAATAAACTCCGCCTACCATGCGAACACCTTCAGTCGTGCTTGTCCCCTCCTGAACAGCAGGTTCACCAGAGATAATGCCGTCCCGATTCAGCCAATCGTTCAGATTACTAATCGGACTTGAGATTGTGACAATAAGCGCCAATGTCGCAGAAGTGACACGGTAAGCCTGAGAAATTTCATCGTTTGTCGTATCGACCAAAACAAGTGAATCATCAAGTTTCAATATTCTGGTGATACTGTTGAAATAACCACTCGCAGCCTGAACAGCGATAGTATCAGTCGAGGCATAAAGGAACTGAGCTTTTGACCCGGTATTACCGGATGAAGAAATTCTACTTAAACCTGCAAGAGCAAACGCCATAGAACCTCCTAATCGCTGTCAGTGTTGGTAATCACATCACCATCGACAAAATCAATAACTGTACCATCGTTCTCGTTACAGTATGCAATAGTGATTACCGGAGTACCGCCGCTGGAAGTGACCTGGAACATCACATCATTGAGACCTATTTCTCGAATCGCATCGAGAAAATAATCCACAATCTGAACCGTTGCCGCCGTGTCAGTTGTGATGTAGATCCAGACCACCGGGGCAGTCGTATTAGCACCACTTGAGACCTTATTAAGGCCAGATCTTGCAAAAGCCATAAGTCCTCCTATGGTTCTACGTGTTGAATCTTGACGATTCCACGCGGATCACGATTGACAGAACCAGCCTTGAGAAATCCATTACTCAGCCAGGACGTTTTGACCGGAACATAATTGACCTCGGTCATGCGAGCAATGCCTTCTGCCATACCCATGGCCGCCTTATGCCATGCCCATGAATCCCGGGTGGTGCCAGTAATGCTTAAGCCACCTTCCTCCCCCGCTGCAGATCGATCATCGATAATGCGCCAGTTAAAACCCAACCAGAAAGTAATATCACCAGTGATCAATCCCTGAACTTGAACAAAGTCAGTACTTAC